CGAGTCTGTTTGGCTTTTAACAAGGAGCAACGAAATGAGTAAAACAAAGTTGGAGAAGGTGTTAGAACACCTTCTCAATAACCAAGAGGGTCAGGCTAAGGCCCTGCTACATCAAATCTTTATTGAAAAGGCACGTGCAATTCATGAAGATCTCATGACCCAAGAAGAAGAGGGCGATGAGTTCGGCATGGGCGGCCGCGGTAACGACCAGGAAGATTTCCTGAACGCAACTGGTCAATCAAGCGGCGATATTAGTGACGACCAAGACGAAATCGAATTCGAAGAAGTCATGAGCGAGGAAGACGACGAGCTAGCTGATGACGACATGGCAGATGTGGTCGACGACGAAGCTGAAGACGACATGGGCGGCGAAGACGACATGGACGACATGGACGACATGGACGACATGGACGGCGAAGATGACATGGCGGACATGGGCGGCGAAGCCGGTGAAATGCAAGGCATGGAAAAGGGTATTGATGCCCTGAGCAAGGCATTGCAGGACCTGCAATCAGAATTTGACCGTCTGCAAGGACACGAATCTGGTGAAGAAGCCGACATGAACATGGGTGATGATGACGACATGGACTTTGGCGACGACGAAGGCCAAGACGACGTCATGGACGCTGGTGAAGAAGGACAAGACGACGAAGTCGAGGAAAATTGGCTAAACGAGGAAGACGATTGGGACGATCTAGCTGAAGGCTTGAAGTTGGATGTTGTTACACCAGACATGTTGAATCAACAAAAGACACCAGGTGAAGTCGGAAGCGGACCAAAATTTTCTGGTGATGTTGGACGCGGTGTAAAAAGCCCACTGCCAGCCAGCCAAAAGGATCGCATGGGAGCAGGCCCAGTTACCATGGGCAAGGGAGCAGAGCGCAGCGGATACGAGCGTGAAAGCGCACCAAGCAGCGCATCTCTCAAGCACACAGGTGACAACCGTCGCAGCAAGGCTACACAAGGCATGAGCCCTGTTAGCAAAGAAGGCGCCGCAGGAGCACTGCTCAACAAGAGCACCGAAGGCAACAAGCGTAGCCCACTGAGCCGCGCTCCAGCAAAGTAAGTTTGCTGAAATAACATGAAAAGAGCTGCGGGGGAATGCTTCCGCAGCTTTTTTTATGAAAAACCATGAGAAATACTGCCGTTTCAACTGGTTATTTTGTCGCCTACTAAATATCTCTGGAAAATATGTCCCCGAGGATAAAATGAAGAGTACAAGCCTTCTTATTGAACACCTAACTTATGATAAAGCAGCAGCAGAAGTTCTCACTGAGACTGATGCCAGCGGCCAGAACAAGCATATGTATATGAAAGGTATCTTCATTGAGGGATCCTTGCGTAATCAAAATGGCAGAGTCTATCCCACACATGAAATTCGCAAGGCAGTAGATCAAATAAAAGAACAAATTCGCAAAAACAACAGCGTGTTGGGCGAATGCGATCATCCTCAAGAACTACAGATTCATTTAGATAGAGTGAGTCACAAGATTACAGATATGTGGATGGATGGAAATAATGGCATGGGCAAGTTGCAAATCTTGCCCACACCATTGGGTAACATCATTAAGACATTACTGGAAAGCGGCGTCAAGCTGGGCGTCAGCAGCCGTGGATCAGGTAATGTGGATGACAGTGGGCAAGTGTCGGAATTTGACATGCTCACTGTGGATGTTGTTGCAAATCCCAGCGCACCAAATGCATATCCCAAACCTGTGTATGAACAACTAATGAATCGTAGACATGGATACCGGACTCTGGATCTAGCCGAAAGCATCAAGCAGGACCCACGTGCCCAAAAGCACTTGCAGAAAGCTTTGCTGACCTGGATCGATGATCTAAAACTTTAAAAGGAGTAACCGTCCGATGGAAAAAACATTGAAAGACCTCCTGGAAAATGACGTGTTGGGCGATGAGCTCAAAGCATCACTACAGGAAGCCTTTGATAATAAAATCAAAAGCATGGAGACTCGTCTTCATGAGGACTATGCTGCTCGTTATGCAAATGACAAAGCAGTGTTAGTCGAAGCCATGGACAAGATGTTGAATGACACAATTCGTTCAGAGTTGAGTGAGTTTGCAGAAGACCGCACCAACCTGCGCCGAGCCACAACCACAGCATCCAAGCGTTACAACGCCAAATTGCGTGAACACATCAAAGTTGTAAACAGCTTTGTGGCAAAGCAACTAAACGAAGAGATTGCCGAGTTCGTAAAAGACCGCAAGCAACTCAAAGTTCAACGTCGTCAAATGGCAACTGAACTAGTAAGCATACGTGAAAACACCAGCCTGGAATACACACATCGTGTTCGCAAGTTGGAAGAATTCGTGCTCAAGCAACTAAGCGAGGAAATCGCAGAGTTCCACGGTGACAAGAAGGCACTAGTTGAGCAACGTGTAAAGTTGGCACAAGAAGGACGCAAGCGTATCGAAGAGACACGCACACAGTTCATCACTCGTGCTAAGAATTTGGTGGAAAACACACTGAATACTGTTATCCGCAGTGAACTCAGCCAATGGCGCGAGGACATCAAGGAAGCCAGAGAAAACAACTTCGGCCGTAAGATTTTCGAAGCTTACGCTGCCGAATACATGAACAGTTATCTGGCAGAAGGCAGTGAAGTGCGTAAACTGACTCGTGCGTTGACAGAGAGCCAAGCTCGTCTCGATTCAACCGTGCGTCAAGTGGACCGCCAGAAGCAAGCTCAAACGCGCTTGGTTGAGGATGCTCAATCAAAGATTAGAGCTGCAAACGATCGCGCCGACCGACTGGCCATCATGAGTGAAATCATGGCGCCACTGGGACGCGAGAAGAGATCAGTGATGGAAGACTTGCTGAAGAACATTCGCACAACGAACTTGCGCGAAGCATTCAACAGATATCTACCCACTGTGATGCAGGGCAATGTTGCCCATGCAGGGACTGCCAATCAGGCTGGAAAGCGTGCATTGAGTGAAAACAAACAGTCTGTGGGTGTCACAGGCAACAGAACCAACAAACTTGCAGAAACAGTATCGGAAGAAACTAGGGACGACCTGGGCCAAATTCTATACCTGGCAGGTATCAACAGAGAATAAGGAGCAAACAAACAATGAGTAAAAATCTCTATGAGACACACTGGGCAGCAACGAAACAGGCCCTGTGCGAAGGTCTCACCGGTCAACGTAAAAAGACCATGGACCAAGTCCTCGACAACACACGCCGCGAACTAAACAAGATGAGCGGCGTCCTGTTCGAAAGCAGCACACCAGGCGGCACCAGCGCTGGTAACATCGCAACCCTGAACAAGGTGATTTTGCCTGTTATCCGTCGTGTTATGCCAACTGTTATTGCCAACGAAATCATTGGCGTGCAGCCCATGACAGGCCCAGTGGGTCAGATCCACACCCTGCGTGTTCGTTACGCCGATACTTTCGGTTCACCACAAGCAGTACAAGCCGGTGCAGAAGCACTGAGCCCATTTGATATCGCTCGTTTCTACAGCGGTAACGGCAACAGCACAACCCCCAAGGCCGCTCCAACAAGCGTGCTGGAAGGCACAGCCGGCAAGCGCCTCAACATCCAGATCCTCAAGGAAACAGTGGAAGCCAAGACACGTAAGTTGTCAGCTCGCTGGACATTTGAAGCTGCTCAAGATGCACAAGCCCAACAAGGCATTGACATCGAAGCAGAAATCATGGCTGCTTTGGCTCAGGAAATCACCGCTGAAATCGACCAAGAAATCCTTTACAGCTTGCGTGCATTGGCTGGCACAGGTTTCACATACGATCAAGGCGCAGTGAGCGGAACTGCAACATTCGTGGGTGACGAGCATGCAGCATTGGCAACATTGCTGAACTATGCAAGCAACCAGATTGCTGCCCGCACACGTCGTGGTGCTGGTAACTGGTGCGTCGTGAGCCCACTTGCTCTGACAATCCTGCAAAGCGCAACAACTTCAGCTTTTGCCCGCACAACCGAGGGCACATTTGAAGCCCCAACAAACACCAAGTTTGTTGGCACATTGAACAGCAGCATGAGAGTGTATGTTGATCAGTTTGCAAGCATGGACACCAACGTGTTGGTTGGTTACAAAGGCCCAGGCGAAATCGACGCTGCTGCGTATTACTGCCCATATGTGCCACTAACAAGTTCAGGTGTGATCATCGATCCAAACACCTTTGAACCAGTTGTGTCATTTATGTCACGTTATGGCTACCTGGAACTGAGCAACACAGCCAGCAGCTTGGGTAATGCAGCTGACTACTTGGCCGGTATTGCCATCAACACTGCCCACATAAAATTTACGTGAGCAATATCAATAGGTTATACCTATTGGTTACTAAAAGAAAG